CTTCCTGAGCAAGCAAACTACTTGCGCCAGCCTTTTTCAATGCTTCTTCAGACTTACGTTTAGCTTCTTTCAATGGACCATTGTCAAAGCTGTCGAAGCGCTGATTGATCGTGTCAGACAGTTCTTGCTTGACTTCTTCCGCCTTGGCCTTAGCAAGTTCGATACCGTCAGTAATAGCTTTCTCACGCTTGGCAAACTCAGCATCAAAAGCACGGTCAGCGTTGGCGATCGCACGCTCTAGCATAATGTCAAATTGTGTTTCTTGCTTGTCCAAGATCGCATTGGCCACTGCTGAAACACCGCCACCATTCCCTCCTGATTTCACTTTATCGTCAAAGGTAATGGTCAGATAGGCTCCCTGTCCATTGTTTGCTAAACAGTCATACTCGTAGGCAATGGCTTTCTTGTAAACGTCCACATTATGCTTATAGCTTTTCAGATTAACCGTATCACCCATGTGGACAGTCTGCCCATCAAGTTCATAGGCTTCAATCTTGATGGCATCTGTAGCTTTATCTATGTGTTCGTTAGTAAATTTAGCACTAGCCCACTTTGTCAGTTCCTCAACAGTCTGAATGTTGTTATTTGTATAACTTCTTTCGTTGATATAAGGGTAAGCACCAATTAAGGGACTATCAACCGTTATAGCAATCGTTGTATCTTCCTTGGCGCCCTCTGCCTTAAATGTAGATTTAGCGTGGATACGAGTAACAACATTTTGTGAGTTTTTGGTTCGTTGATAGGATTTAAGGTTTTTGTGAGTAGAGATGATAACACCTCTGTCCTCTCCTCTATTTCGCTTGATTGAGATAGCGAAATTATCCCGAACCAACTCTCCTTCCCACGTTCCCACGATTGAGTGAGCGCCATCCATCAACACGCTGTAGAGTGTTTCTACTTCTTTCGTGTTGATGGTGCGCCTGTCCGTGATATCACTGGTAAATGAAAAATCATTGATAGGAGACTTAGCAACTTGTACCAATTGAGAAAGAGCCTGCCAACAACTCTGCTTATTGACAGACAAAGGATTGATAGACCGTTGCATGACGTCATCAGTGATATGGTAAGCAGTGATTTCTAAATGATCATCATTCTCTACCGGCTTCTTGATACGGAACAACTGAGGTCCAATCACAGGCGCTGGCGCTTTAATCAACATATCTTCACGGAAAAGTTGATAAATCTCAGAGTCGGTGATAGGATAGCGAACAGTAAGGATAAAATCCCCGTTCATTTGTTCTTTTATGATTGCTGAAGTCGCTTCATGCAGTGGAATACCGTTCCATTTAACGTTACGAGTATCACTTTCAAGCAAATATAACATTATGCCCACCCCCAGACAGTCTCAATCGTCATGGAACTGATGCCAGCTCCTAAGACAATCCCGACATCTTGTTTCTTGATTGGATCAATCGTGATAAAATCTCCTGTCCACTTAATTCTGGAACCCGTTCCGTCCAAGAAACTAGGATTGTTAGGGTTATTTATCATGATGGCTCTTCCAGATAGTCTCTCTAACCGAATGACCTGCCTGTCCACGGTGAAACTAACCTCTGTCGTACTCTGACCAGTTATGGTAATTGTCGGAAAAGCCAAAGCAGAGCCTTTGGTTCTTAAAGTTCCACTTCTTGAGAAGGTCTGATTGTCCGTGGCTTTGAAAAATTTTGTAGGGTGACACTCAAATGTGACTTTGAGCGCATAGTACCCTGCACGATTTCTAACAGTCTCAGAAATCTTTACCTTGTAACACCACATTTTTGTAGTCTTGACACGTTCGCTTTCAAGCCAAAAGTTCTCTCTGGCAAAGAGAGCCAGAAAACGGTTCAAGTCCTCTTCCTTTGGCTTGACTAAGTGAAGTGTGTAGGATTTTTCAACCATCCCTCTATGATGATTGGTTTGTAAGATGGCGCCACTAATCCCGTCATGCTCCCATAGTTTTGTCTTGCTATTGGCAATCACGATGGATGGCGCTTCTTCTACAATGACGTCAAAAGGAAAAGAGGAGGTTGCTACGCCATCAATCACCAATTCATTATGTTTGATCATGCAATACCTCCTCTAAGTTGTGTTTTCCGTTGCAGTTCATCCGCAATCTTTTGAGCGACAACGTCAGCAATGCGATTAATATCCATCTCTTCACTGATGTTGTTTCCGCTGATGCTGACATTGATAACAGGAGACAGACCTCCCATTGTTTGGGCAATTCCACGGCCGATAGCTCCCAAGGTTCTTTCGTTCAGTGGTAAGACAGCTTCGTTTCCAGCCTCTCCTCCAACCATTAGGCTATTTCCGTTTGAACCAAAAACAGTCGGTTTGGTCAAGATACCACCCTTGGCAAACCACTCTACGTCAATACTTGGCAACCCCTGACTCGGCCAGTCAAGTGGATTGATAGAACCTGTAATACTGAAGTGTGGTAGAGGGATGTGAGGCCATCTAAATTCAAAGTTAAAGAATCCCTTAATAGCTTCAATTGCACTACCAACTAAATCCTTAGCCCCGTTAATAGCATTTCCGATTGTATCTTTAATGCCATTCCAGACACTGCTTGCGGTTGATTTGATACCATTCCAGATATTGCTAATCGTATCTCTTATGCCGTTAAAGACACTTGAAACTGAGCTTGAAATACCATCAAATATTCCTGAAAGAGTGGACTTGATGCCGTTCCAAACATTTGAAGCAACCGTTGAGATGGTGTTCCAGATGTTGGACAATACCTGCGCTATGCCATTAAAGATAGTCCCGATGACACTTGCAATCCCATTCCAGATTGTTTCTCCAACACTCTTAATGGTTTCCCAAGCGCCCGACCAGTCACCCGTAAGGATCTGCATCACTGCCTTGATAATGCCCAAAACAACGTTGATAGCTGTTTCAACTACCGTTTTAATCACTTCCCAAACTGTAGAAGTGATAATCTGAATATTGTTCCATGCCCCTTCTATGAGAGGACCTAAAACCGTCATAGCAGCGCTGATAATTGCGGAAATGCCAGTCCAGACTGCGTCCGTAATAGAACGGATTAGCTCTTGGTTTTCAGTCCACCAAGTTACAACCGTTCCAAAAATACTCATGATGAAATTTGAAATTTCACTGACAACTGTATTGATGACAGATGAAATAGCCTCCCACACAGCTGTGACGGCGTTACGAAATCCTTCATTCGTTTCCCATAAGTATTTTAAAATGACAACGACCGCTGCAACTGCGGCCGCTATTGCAGCTGCTGTCCCAATGATTGGTAAAGCGGCGGTAATCATTGCCCCTATCGATGTTGTAAATATAGCTTGCAAGGATAAGAATATAGGTGCTAAAACTCCTACTGCGGTAACTACAGCTCCTATGATTACTATAAATTCTTTAATAGGAGCAGGCAAAGTGCCAAACCAATCTGCCACACCTTTTATGATGTCTCCTAAAGCTTGAAAAACAGGAATCAACATTTCCAAAAGAGGTTGACCTAACGCAGCCAGGGCATTTGTTCCGGATTGTTTTAGATTCCCCATGACGTTCTCTAAACCGTCAGATTCTCTTGCAGCTTGACCAAGTGCCCCAGAAAGTTCATTTCCGTCTTCAACCATTTGAAGTAAGGTCAGTTGCTTTTGTGCTTCACTCAAATCCTTGAATGACTTGCCGTACAGTTTATTTGCTGCCGCATTACGAGTTGTTTCTGTCGCAGAGATACCCAAAGCCGCATCGTTGGCAAAATTTCCTTTAAGAAATGATTGAAGGCTCTCAGTAACACTTTCAATAGATTTATCGTAAAAAGCAGCACCATCTGCCGCTGCCTTAGTTGCCCTAGTAGATAAATCTAAGGCTTGAGCTGTATCTAGACCAGATGTTTTTGCAAAGGAGGCCATTTGGGTGAAACTTCCTTGTAATCGTTCTGGTACAATAGACATTTCTTTCCCAATATTATTAAGAGCCTCTCTAGCTTGGCCTTCCATATCCCCAAAAACTGTACTAAATTGGGCATTACTTGCTTGCATTGAAGCCGCGGCTTCAATAGCTTCTTTCCCAACGTCAACAAGTTTTTCTGAAATATCACCCAATTTCTCGCTAAACTGTTGGAGTAGTTCAGCTCTTGCAGCTTTAGCTATCTCACCCAAGCTTTCTTGTGCGCTATCCGCTACAGACTTAGTCCCCTTCATCTCATCGTTAAGATGGTTAAAAGCAGTCTTAGCATTATTCAGCTCTGCTTCCATCTTGTTAGCTTCGGCTGAGTTTTCGCCATATTCTTTTTTAGTGATTTCTAATTGCTTCTCAAGATTTTCAATTTGACGAGCGACAATTTCGGACTGTGCACCAATCTTCTTTTCAGCCAATGCCAACTTGTCAGCTTCGCTAGCGTTGGCACCCATCTGGCTTTCTTGTAGCTTAAACGAACTAACTACTTTTTCAGATTCGCTGGCAAGTAGTTTTTGCTCATTCTGCAATTCTTTCAGTTGAGTTTGGTTGCTATTAGCTGTACTACCAAGTTTTCCTAATTCCTGATTAAGATTAGCGTAAGCGGTCTTAGCTTGATTCAGCTCCGCTTCCATCTTGTTAGCTTCAGCAGAGTTTTCGCCATACTGTTCTTTAGTTAGGCTTAACTGCTTCTCAAGGTTTTCGATTTGGCGAGCGACAATTTCAGACTGTTCACCAATCTTCTTTTCGGCCAATGCCAACTTGTCAGCTTCACTAGCGTTGGCACCCATCTGGCTTTCTTGTAGCTTAAACGAACTAACTACCCTTTCAGATTCGCTGGCAAGTAGTTTTTGCTCATTCTGCAATTCTTTCAGTTGAGTTTGGTTGTTTTTTGTTGCATCACCATTCCCTTCAAGAGTTTTAGTGACACTAGCTAGTTTCCCCTCATACCCTTTCAGGACATTTTGAGTCACTTCTACTTCACGCTGGAAAGCTCGATACTGTTCGGGACCAATATTCCCCTTTTTAAATTCCTCGTCTACTTTGGATTGGGCTTGTCTTAAAGCCTCTAGTTTGTCTCGGGTTATACCTACCTGTTTCTCTAAGACTTCTTGTTTTTGAGTTAGTAAAGTAACGTTCCCAGTATCAAACTTTAAAGCCTTATCGATTTGTTTTAGTTCATTTGTAGCATTTACAGACTCTTTGTTTATACCTTTTAACGCCGTTTGCAAGGGCTGGGTATCGCCATCGATTTCAATTTTTATCCCTTTGATATTTCCTGCCATATTTCCTCCTTTCCTTAAAAAATAAGGAGCGCTGAGAGGTTTTCTATGACCAGAACACTGGCCAACTCAAGGAACTTGTCTTCACAATCGCTCTCTCAGCACTCACTTTTTCTCTAAAATGCATCAAAATCAGCTTGGGTGGCCTTCCGACTACCCGTTTTATTTTCGCTACGCAAATTGACATAATCTGTCTGATAATCTAAAGCCATCCCAATAGAAATATGCTTGAGATCATCGATAGATAAGCCAGTTTCCTTGCAACAAGATAGATAGGATTCTACCGTGAAGGCTTCTTCGCTTGCTGTTTCTGATGTGTCTGTTTCTTTTTTGTTTGCAGTACCGTATTCAACATTTCCATCATTAGCGGACAAACTTCGTCAAGAGGAAATTCTTCCATCTCCATGAAGAAATCATCAAACGGTTTAATTTTTGGATTGCCTGATTTAGCAAACACCCAAAATAGACGATAGAAAAAGGTAATGTCAAAATCTTCTAAAAGAGATAGGTCGACGCTTTCTGCTACCAAATCATTACCTTTTTCTAATTGGTTCAATTGAGCTACCAATTGCTTATTTTTCAAAAGCCCTAAAAGGTCCTTGAAAAAATCTTGCCCAAACTCGTTCTTGTATGCAATTGGAGTATAGGCATTTGTTGCAAGCTCATAGCGCTTGTTACTGATTTTAATACTTCGACGCATTCTTTACTCCTTACCCTAGAGATGTTGGCTCATAAACGCTAGTAAACCAAGCGTCATACACTTCTTTCTTGTCAGCTGACGTAATCGAACGTTTCACGACGCTATCAAGCGGACGTGGTGAAGCTTTGAAGCTAAGTTCACGCTCGTTGACAGTTGTTCCGCTCTTAGTAGCAGAGCCGTTCGATGGACGACTAGCAGAGCAGTAGTAGAGAACGTAGCGAGTCTTGTTTTGATCTCCTGAAAATTCAAACATAATAGCAAACGGTTTAGTTGAAGCATCGCCTTTTTCAGTCAACACTCCTGTTTGCTCATCCTTGAGTTCTCCTAGGATTGTTGTCGCGAACTCTTCCGTGATATGCGGTACTTTCAATTTTCCTTCATATCCTTCGTTTGAGTTCATGAAGTGGTAATCCGCATCATCTGCTGGGATTGCTTTCGATTCTCCTTTTGGTTCTAGCTCCAAGTTCATCGCTCCAGGGAAACGGAAAATTTTCCCGTAAGTAATGATTTGTGTTTCACTGTTGATGCTTTCGATTGGTGCGATATGCACATTTTTCAATCCAAAGGTTACTTTATTTTCTGTTTTTGTCATGTTTTTCTCCTTAGTACAAATAAACAGTATAAGGCTTGACAGATAGCCTTTCTGTTGGGATATAGCTTTCTTCTGATACCTCAAAAACAAGTTGATGTTTAGACAACAACTCTTCCAAGGTCTCTTCCAAATCTTCGTCTTTACGTTCAAAGATAAGCTCTACAGTCACAGATTTGATCTGGTATTTCTGTTCGTCGTCTGCTCTCTTGATATCTGGATGTGATTCAAAGTAGATAAGGTAAGGTGTTTGAGGAACGTGTCCAGTTTCAAACGCACGATAGGCTATAGGTAGATTGGTTTGACTTAGAATATCTACAAGATCAGATAATTTCATTTTTGAATAGCCTCCTTTACTTTGCGTTCAAAGGAATTGATTAGCTTTTCTTCTACAGGTTTGATATGAGGAATAGCACGACTGCGTCCGCCATTTCTTAAGACATGGCCATTTTCAAGCAGGTGTGTCAATTGGTAGCCTGTAGCATTATGGATCACGTATGAGCCTTTGGCGTTTTTCTTAAGACGCCATCCTCTCCCATACTTTCCTTTATTCTTTGGACTTGTTGCCTTCAAAGTCGCAACAGCTTCATCACCTAACTCTTGTGCAATAGTGTCAATCTCGTCTTCCAACTCACTAGAATACTCACTCAGTGCTTTAGCGATTTCTGCTGAAAGGTCACCTGTTACACTCATGGCAATTCCTCCATCAAGGTCAGCTCCAGAATCTCTAAGCCAATCGGAAATGTTTTGAGAATACGATACCGTTTCCCATTAAATTCCGCCTCTTCCTCGTTGTTATATTCAAAGCTATGAATATCAAGGATGAGGCTCGGTCTAAGTCCAACCTGACTAGCCTGATAAAATTCAGAACGAGTTATGGAACGCTTACGACACAAAATAGTCAACCGCTTTTCCTCAAATAGAGGTTGGTGCAATTTATCTAATCCTGTTTTAACCCTTGAGATCAATGTAATCTCATTGTTCCATGCCATGACTTACCTCAATTTCAAATTATGCAAGCGCCATAAAAGGTGGCGCGGCATATCCACACCACCTTCATAGCGAAAGGCTGCAAAATCGACTACAAACATTTGGTGTTCAGCATTTTCTGATTCAAGCGAAACTCCCAAATTATCTTCCAGTTCAGTTATGACAGCTTCGATGATTTTCTCCAAAGGCTTATCACGTAGCGTTGTTGCTATACCCAATTTTAGTTTTAGTAATTCTAATAATTGAGCCTTGTCCATAACTACTCCTCATCTTCCTCTTCGGGTTCTTGAGGTTCTGCTTCTCCTTCGGAAATATCGTTATCATCGATTTTAGTTAAGAAAATAGATCCTGCGCTATTTGACCCATCTAACAACTCTTGAATGAAGGCCTTGCTACTTTTATATCCTGTTCGGGGGTAAATATCCCCGATTTGATATTCATATTGTTGAGGGTCTCTCAAATCCTTAAAAGGACGGATTACTTGATAAGCCATCAGCTACCTCCTTACCCTGCAGCGTCAGTGTAAGTTACATAGAAGCCTGCTGCTTCATCCACTTTCTTAACATCGAAACGGTTTGCAGTTCCTAAGTATTGACCGTAGATTTTATCATCTTGCCATTTGACAGTTGTCTGCGCACGGTCAAACAATGTCGCAAACTCTCCAACGTCACCGATAAAGGCTTTCATTTCACCTTTGGCATCTCCAATGATGTCATCAGGATAAACATCGATTACACGACCAGCGAACTTGTAGCCAGTTGGAGATGTGATATCTGTTTGAAGCATGTAGCGACCGTCCTTGTCCTTGATTTTATCAAGAGCGGCAAACATAGATTGGGTACATACAATAGTTGCATCGTAGTACGGTTTCAATTCCACATTGAGAATATCTTTCAAGCCGTCCAAACCAGCTGCGCTTTTAGCTGTAGCTGTCTTAAGAACCTTAGCGATTTCTTTATTCTTAGTGATACGTTCTTGGTTCTTAGCTTGTTTAGCAACCAATCCCATCACATCGTAGTCAGCATCATCAATCAATTCTTGAGATACTGGCAAATGTCCACGACGTGTCTTGATTTCATAGTTCACTTTTGTAAAAGTTGGTTTAGCCAATTCAGGGTTTTCTTCCAACTCTTCAACGGTGTTCATTGTTTGGTCAGTCAATTTAACAACTGCCCATTTACCGCTTGCGTTCTTGACATTAACGATGTTGACCAATGAAGTCAAATCTGTCTTGTCTTGTTTCGCTTCCTTAGGCGTCATCAATTCAACAGGAATGATTGCTTCCCCTTCAGCAGATTTGAGACCATCAGCACGCACTTCTTTTGTTCGAAGGTAGTGGTTAAATGCTTCACGTTGTTCCAATGTTTTTCCTCCTCGTTTCTCAGTTTTACCTGGTGTTGGTGCTTTTCGATTTTGCTCCTCGATTTGTTTTTCCAACTCCTCGATTTCTTTTTCTAGCTGCGCTTTTTCAGCTTCTTTTTCTTCAATTTCCTTTTGAAGATCTTCTACAGTCTTTTCAACTGCTGAAACTTCTTCGTTGGTTTCAGCACGATCCAACTTCTCTAATTCAAGAAGTGATCGTTTGTTCAATTCTTCAATAGATTCAATCAAACCTGCAACTTTATCTGCTTTTATGCCTCTAAGAGCGCCAAGAATTACTGTCTTGTTCATAGCTTAAATTTCTCCTTAATTTCTTTCTTGCGCTTATCTAGCGCTTCATGATTAGCACGGCTTTGACTTTCAAAGTCTTTTTGCCGTGCAGCAATTTCCGTTTGTGGGTAGGCTGGGAAAGTACATGGACTCACTTCAAAGATTTCTAGTTCTAAGACAGTGTCCAGATACGAACCATCTTCACGTTCCTCTGTTTCGATTTTTATCGGGATAAAGCCAAAGCTACATCCGATAACATCTCCACGCTTAACACGGGCGTAAGCTCCAACAGCTTGAGGATCATCCTTGTTAATGATGATGTCCCCAAAAAGACCAATATCATCAACACCCAGTGTCAGAGTTCCGTTACCTGTTCGACCGAGAACAAGACTATCATCGTGGTTAAATAAAGCTCTGATATCAGCGTCTGTGATAGCTTTCTCAACTCCAGCACGCTTGATAACTTCACAGTAGCCTGGCCACAATTCCGTCTCTTCATCAAACTTGATAAAGTAGCCACTCAAAATCAAATCGCCAGAATCTTCTTCTCTCGTTTGAAATTGAGTGGCACGATAACTATTCCGTTTCTGCATTCTCTTCCTCACCTCCTTTCAGTTTCTTTTGGTCTCCTATCTTCTCTTGAGGGATAAAATTCTCAAGGACAATCAACTCTTCCATCTCAGGATCAGGAGCCATACCAAGCCAATCTCTCCACTCATTCCGACGCATTGCAGTACTGTTTGTCATTTGTTGGGCAACAGCAGACAACTCTGTAATGTTGTAAGAGAAGAGTGAGCGAGGATTTAACTTGAAATACCGATTGCTGGATAGTAATAAGTCTCTTGTTAGAGTTTGGGTTATGGTAGTTGCGATACTCATAACAGTCGTATTTACAAAGTTGTTATACTCTGTCTTGTTGAACTCTCCCACGCCCAAAATAAAAGCAGGTACTCCTAATAGACCTGCAACTGTTCTTTTATCTAATTCCACAGACTCGTTTAAAGCGATGTCCGTTAAACTAAGCGGTTTTACCTGCTGGATGTCCAGTAATGCCTCTGGAACAATCCATGGAGTGCCAACCTTGCTAGTACTTAAATACTTCTCAGCGATACGCTCACGCCCTTGCTCCGAGTCTAGTTCAGCACTGGAGGAGTCTACTTTAACGATAAGACTAGGAATGTTCTTACCGTTCATGAAGCTTTTTTTAGTCTTAGTAGCCATGTTCAAACTTTGAACCACATCTGTCAACGTCACCCTAAAACCAGTACCAATGTATGGAATATCTGGATCTGGATTGATGACAAAGTGGACGACTTCATCAGGTGAATACTCTTCACCCCTAAATGAGATTACATAGGAATCCTTATCTGTTTGGAACGAAACTTCTCTCATCGGAAATGGTCTTAGATTAGAAATATAATCCGTAACAAGATCATATTCCACATATAGGACAGAGTTGCCATCTCCATATAAAAGCAAATCACGCACAATCTTGAAAATCCATGACTTCCTTGTCATGTGTTCGCATGGATTGATGTCAATCTTTCTAGCCAGTCCGTCACGGATTCTGATATCACCTTTATCTGTATTCTCCATCAGGTGGATGGTCATATTAGAGACCAAATCAGCAATCTTATTAACTGCTGTTACCACATCTGGATTTCTAGCCAAAGGTACATAAGAATCCATCAAGTTTGACAACCCTAAATCTGAATGACTCAGCATATTGATTGGTTTACTTGGCTTGTTTCGTTTCCAAATCTTATCAAAAATACCCATGTTTCCTCACCTCCTTTCTCTCTAATCAAAGAATCTCATCACATCGCCACCCTTACCAAGATTAGCAAGAGCTTGAATACAAGCAAAAACGCTGGCATCAAACAAGTCAATCCTTGCAGTACCACCGTCACCGTCTAATTTTTCATATTGCACAGCGTCATCCACCTTTTCAATCGCTCTAACATTGCTCACACAGTATTCATAAGCGTCAGAATGAAGATAGTAAAATTCCTTGTTCTTGACTTTGAACTCAATCCGTCTGAACCCCTCAGATTTCAGATAGAATAACTGAGGTTGGTCAATCATCTTGAACTTAGCCTTTTTCATCTTAGCCAAAAACTCACGACCAAACTTCCTGTCCATTCCCACAGCTTGGATTTTAAATCCACGCTCACGCATGCTGATGAACCATTTGACGATATCATCATAGAGAACGGTAGGAGTATTGCTCATCGTCAGCCATCCGTCAGACTGCCAGCCAAAAAGTGGAATCCCATCATCGTTAGCCTTCTTCTGAGCATTAATACGAGGAAAGAAAGCATGAGTAATACAGATATCAACATCTTTCTCTCCGTCATGATAGACACCATAGAGAGCAGCAGCTGTTAAGTCGTGCAATCTTGACAAGTCCGCACCGCCATACCAACGAATCGGCAAGCGTACCAACTCTTCTAAACTCCAATCGTAGCAACTATCTGACGCTATAAACTCATCAGGATTGAAATAAGCATTCATGGAGTTCGTAAAGATATTCAAAGTCTTATTGAAAAACTCGTTTCTAGTCTGAGGATCATTCATGGCCTGCTCTGCTTCTTCCTTGAGGGCCTTGAGCGAAACAGTAACACCCCATGACGGATTAGCCATCTTGAGAATATTCTCATCCAGATAGTTCACCACGTCCCCATCAGCAGATTGATTAGCCTTGCAGATGAAGATAAAAAATGAATCATCAGTGACCAATTGCTTGAGCACCTTTTGACAGTACTTCAAACGATTAGCAAGGAATCCAGTAGGAATATCCCCAGCCGTAGAGATAACAAAAAGCATACTGTTACGGTATGCTGACATTGTTTTTTTCATAAGACCATGCTTCTTACTGTTCCGCATAGTATGAGCTTCATCTAGGATAATAACGTTACCGTTCAGAGAGTCCAAACGACTCTCATCATTCGCCAAAGCTTGGATAAAGAAAGAACCCTCATCACCAAAATTGGCAGTGATAGAGTGTTCTTGGTTATTATCCTTGATACGAATATTCTTGTCATTCCAACGCTCAACATTGAACCTTAAAAAACCAAAAGCTTCCATCGCTTGCTTAACTGAGTTAGCAACGATGTAGCATTTTGAACCGCTATCCGTGTCCAATACCTGGTAAGCAAGTGCAATTGCAGCAGTAAACGACGTTTTCCCATTCTTACGAGCCAGCATGATAAGCGCTTCTTTAAACCTACGCTCATTCGTACCCTTGTAGTAAAAGCCAAACAGATTCACAACTACAAAGTGTTGCCACGGTTGCAAGATCAATGGCTTATTACGGATAGACACCGCAAACATATCGTCACCCTGCTGATGGACTACTACATTCTCGATAAAGTGGATAACAAAATCCACCATATCCTCATCCATTTCGAAGGCTGGATTTTCTAAATCACGGAAAAAACGTTCAGCAGCAAGAATGTTCTCCTCGCAATGTTCCTCTTGGTGAGTTAAGACGTGTTGAGCGTATTCTTTTGCTTTATCAAGATTACCCATTTCCACTCACTCTCTTCTTCTTGATTTCATTCTTGAACTTCAAGACTTCTGCTAGAGGTGACTCTCCTTCTTGTTCAACCACCTCACCGAGAGACTTCGGATTCATCATCAACTGATTAGAGTAACTTAGGATGTCTTTCCTGAGTATTTCCATCGCTGTCAAGATTGGAACTTTGCGCTCATTCTCAGCACCAGCTTTGTTGACGTAGGTATCTGTCACTGGATAACCCATATCAGCATAATCTTGAGCAAGTTTCTGATACTGATAGAGCATGCCTGCAAAAATATCAATGATCATCTCGAACTCTTTCCGATAAGTGCCCAAGTCTTTCATCTGCTTGACTACTTTTGACTTAATCGACTTTGCTGTAATTGGTTTAGCCAAAAACTACCTCCTCTCGTCAAAAATGCTTAGTTTTTAACCCCTTTTTGTTTGAAGGCCCCCGACTTGGAAAAAGTTCCCTTCACCGGTTCCCAGAGGCTTCGAAAAAAATTTTTTGAAGTGGGGGGGATAAAAAAATTTTTTCATTTTTCATTTTTGTTTTTGAAAAAATTTAAAAATTCTTTTTTTCTTTTCTTCTGCCAATAAATTCCATTTCCGATTATCTTATCGTTGTTGCGGTCATGAAACGTATTGTGCATGCGGTTAGTCAATGGCAAACAATTCCAAGATACATACTCAAGTTCTGGATACTCAGATACTGGGTAAATATGATGAACCATTTCAGCTGGAACTGACTGCCCATATCTTAGACTTTCTTGGCAAAGGTAATCGTGTTGTCTCATGACCTTGTCACGAAACTTGTACCACTTCCTTGTCTTCAAGCTCTGTCTGACTGGTTTGTTGTACATGATATATACTCCTTTGCAAAACAAAAGGACAGGCTCTTGACCTATCCCATCTCATACAAGAAATCTATGCTACCATAATAAGCCTTTTTTTGTGAGACTTCAAGATGTCTTTTGTCTCATCTTACTTTCTTTATAAAATCATAGACTAATACAAAAAGAAAAACGAACGGTAAGAAAATAAATAGCAGCCCTTTTTCAAAGTGTTCTGATACATCGCTTTTTGTCCAATCAAAAATAACGACTAAAATAATTAGGGTAAAAAAATAAACCACTAGATATCCTAGAAATAATCCCAATGTTCCATCCTCCAACTATACCAATTTTATCCCTCACTTTCACATATCTTATATTTTGTTAAACTCACTCTAAATCTCAAACCCTTACTAATCATAGGTTTTGAAGAGTTTCATTTTTTTAGTTTATGCTTAACTCATTATGTGAAAGTAATATCTAAAAAAATTAAATGACAAAGTTCCGTA